CGATCACAGATGCTGTACGGTGACTTTACCGCGGGTCGCGAAGATGACGAGTGGCAGGTGATCCCCAGCGATTGGGTGCGCCAGGCCCAGGCCAGATGGACTGCCCGAGAGTTTGCGCCCAAGGACGTCACCAGCGCCGGCTGCGATCCGTCCAGGGGCGGCAGGGACGAGACCATCATCGCCCAGCGTGTGGGCTGGTGGTACGCGGCCCTCGAGTCACTGAAGGGCGAGGACTGCGATACGGGCGGCAAGGTGGCCGGCAAGGTGTATTCCCTGGTGGGCACGTCCTTCGCACCGGTGCATGTCGACGTTATCGGCATTGGATCATCGGTTTATGACCACCTCGAGCCCCTGATTGGAGCCAGAGCGATACCAATTAATGCAGCTGGCAAGGCCCCTGGGAGTGATTCGACCGGAAAACTGGCATTTGTGAACGTCAGAGCGCAGGACTGGTGGCGTTTTCGGGAGTTGCTTAACCCTGCCGGAGGTGTAAAGATAGCACTTCCACCAGATGCATCGCTGAAGGCTGAGTTGTGTGCGCCGCGATACAAGGTTCAGGGCAATGGCATACAGATCGAATCGAAGGAAGACATCAAAAAGCGCCTGGGTCGCTCGACCGATAGGGCAGATGCCGTGATCCTCGCCAGCCGCCAGACTCCCATCATCAACCTCCAGCGCCAGCCGCAGGCATCTGTTCAAGTACACGGATCAATGGACAGGACACGATAATGGACAACCAGGAAATCATTAGGCGCTTTCAGCTGCAGGCATCGGATCGCACCACCGTGCAGGAAATGTGGGATCTCATCACCGAGTATGTGTGCCCCTACCGCGGCGAATTCTTCAGGGAACAGCGTGATGAGCACTCCATCGAGTGGCGCGACCGGTCGGTGTGGGATGCCACAGCTATCATGGCCCACCAGACCCTGGCCGCGTCCCTGCATGGGAGCCTGACGTCACCGAGCACACAGTGGTTCGATATCAGGTTCCGCGATGACAAGCTGAACAAGGATAAGGCCGCGGCAGCCTGGCTGCGTGAGGCATCGCAAAAGGTGTACTACACGCTGCAGGATTCCAATTTCAACCTGGAGATCAACGAGACCTACCAGGATTTGTGCGGCTTCGGTACCGGATTCATCTACCAGGAGGACATGGGCACCGGTGAAGATTGGGAAATGGTGTTCAGCTCCGTTCCCCTGAAGGAGGCGTACTTCGAGGAAGACCACAAGGGACAGTGCCTGCGGTTCTACCGGCACCTGAAGTGGACGGCAGCCAAGATAGTGTCCAAGTTTGGCGAGGAAGGCACACCCGAGCGCATCAGGAAAATGGATGAGGACGGCAACACCCAGGAAATTGATGTGATTTTCTGCATCTATCCTCGAAAAGTCGCCAAGATCGGCATGGGCCGGCGAGTATCACCCAAGCGCCGCCCGTACGGTTTCAAGTACATCACGCTGAATGGCGGCGAGCTGCTCGGCAAAGAGGGCGGCTATTACGAAATGCCCGTGCATATCCCGCGGTGGCGCAAGACCAGCGAGTCGCAGTGGGGCAACAGCCCTGCCATGTACGCCATGAATGACATCCTGACGCTCAACGCCTGGATCGAGATCATCACCATCGCCGCTGAGAAGCAGATCGATCCACCGATGATTGCTGAAGAGCATGCCCTGATCACCGACCTGAATCTGGATGCCAGGAAGCTGACGGTGGTGCGCAACATCGAGGGCCTGAAGCCGCTGCAGACCGGCGCAGACTTCACGGTCAGCATGGAGGGTATCGAGCGCCTGCAGTCGAATATCCGCAACTACTTCTTCAATGACCAGCTGAACTTTCCGCAGCCCCAGGCCCAGCCCATGACGGCGACCGAGGCGCAGATCCGCTACGAGCTCATGCAGCGCCTGCTCGGGCCTACCCTGGGCCGCATACGCTCCGACATGCTCGACCGGATCATCGCCAGGACATTCAACATGCTGGCCAGAGCCAACCAGCTGCCGGAGGTGCCGGCGATCCTGCAGGAGGCAGAGAACACCGATATGGATATGGAGTACACCGGAGCCCTGGCCAGAGCGCAGCGAGTCGACCAGGCCGCGGCTGTCGAGCGGTGGCTGGCTATCGTGGGGCAGGCCGCTGCCACCCTCGGGCCGGAGGTGGGTATGGCATTCCTGGATGTGCCGTCCGGCGAGGATATCTCCCGCGGGCTGGGCCGCTACCTGAATGTCGATCCCCTGTTCATGAATGATGAAATGGAGATCAAGCGGAAGCAGGAAGATCGGCAGCGCAAGGCTGACGCCATGCAGGCTATGGCTGGTGCCCAAATGGAGGGCGAGGCTGCTGAGGCTCAGGGCAAGGGAGCCCAGGCAATGGAAGAGGCAGGACAAACAGCAACACCACCGAGAGGATAATATGGCCGTAAAAGACCCGAGAGGAATACACCGCGGCGGCTCCAGTAACGCCGAGATAATTGAGGGACGCATGCGCGATAGCGCACCGTTCGCCAGGCTGTTTGCAACCGATGACGGCAAGGCAGTGATGAAACGGATGGAAGACGCATTCGAGAATCGCCCTCTACTCGGTGCCACCGAGCAGGAAACCATCTACAAGGCAGCCCAGCGTGACGTCATGCTGTGGCTGCGTAACTCAATAGACATGGGCCTCGCCGCCCTGGGAGCTGAACATGGGTGAAGACAACTGGTACGAGAGCATTCCTGAGCCGCTGAGGATTGCGTCATTTTTCAAGCCTGGGGATGACGGCAAGCCCAAGCCGCTGGAGCAGGTCATTGCCGACATCAACGGTGCGGCAGCCCACCTGGGCAACAGTATCCGCATCCCAGGGCCGGACGCCGGCGACGAGGATGTGGCCAGGTTCCGGCTGAAGGCAGTTGAGAAGATCCCTGGCCTGATGGTGGTGCCGAGCGAGGATGACGAGGAAACCATGACCACGGTACTGCGGTCTATGGGCATGCCCGAGAAGCCGGACGGCTACAAGCTGCCGGAGATCGAGGGAGTGGACTGGTCAAATGTGGACACGGGCGGCATGCGAGCTCAGGCCCATGCAATGGGTATGAC